TGATTAAATAATCAAGATACCATCGTGCTTTCTTTAAATCTTGCACAGGAGTACCTTTATATGGGTATCTCGTTACATACTTTATTATGTTCCCACAAACATAATCCATATCCCAACTTCGTATGTAATCAATGGTTTCTATCCCTTTCGTATAATGATTAGGGTGGTTTATTACATCTTCATTCTTTTTCTTTTTCTTCATTAATTTTCTCCAAAACTTGATCGTATGGGATTGGTATATATCCATCTTCCCATTCAATACCACCATAAAGGTAATCTTCTCTTGATTCAAGTTTACCTTTTATGCTGATTCTAGCTTTGGGGTCAATTAAAAAGATTGCATGAATGAACTCCATTTCTCTCGTTGAGAAAGGAACTGCTCTCGCATACACAATCATTCTCCTGAGTAAGTCAATACCAATAGGTATATAATTACTCCTATTATTAATAACTCGAAGATACTAACTTCAGGTCTTAAATACTTAGTTTTTATTCGCATAAAAAACCAAGAAAAAAATTCAGGATAATAAACAACAAATAATGCCAATAACATCGACACTATTAAGACTTCAAATATCATTGTGATAAAGGATTTTTATTCTTTTTCTGTAATGATTCTATGTCTTTTTTAATTGCTGTTATTTCTTTAGGATCTACCATTTTAGATTCAAGCACCTCTACCCTTTGTATGAGTTGCCCTTGAAATACAAACAATGAAGCGATTGCAATTACTGCACCGATTGCTCCTGTTATTGTCTTGATGTCCATAGTCTGTCCTCGTAGTATTGATTCGGATAAATATCTCTATTGTCTGTGTATATACTATTAATATAAGAATCAATATTAATATTTACTAAATTAGGTTGCTTAAATATGTCTGTGTTTACTTTAGTATAGCCAGTAATCATATCATTATTTGACATAACTTTAGCTACTAAATTCTGTGTTAAAATTAACTGTTGGTCTATATCTAGTGTAGTCTTTGCTATCTGCTCTGAGATGTCTTGGACTGAATCCACTCTAACATCTTCTGCCACAATGGTTTGTTCTGTGGTTTCGGTATCTGTGTTTGTTGGTTGAGCACTTGAATTTTCTGTTCTAGTTTCTTCTTGTGTCTCGACATTACTAGTTGAGGATTGTTCTTCAGTAACACTTCCCTCTTCTCTCTCAGATACTTCTTCAGCTCCTCCCTGCTCCTCTGCAAGGACAATTTCTTCGCTTTCGACTTCTGTTGAGACTTCTTGCTCGGTCTTTGGTTCTTCATAGATTTCTAATACTAATGATTCCTCGACAAACTTTTCTTCTTCTTTTAATTCTACCATTTCTGTAGAAATTTCAAAGGAATATTCTTCTTCTGTAAATTCCTGTATTACAACTTCTTCAAATAATTCTGTAAATTCTATAGGTTCTGTTTCGATAAAAGATATAATTTCTTCTATTTCTTGTAATTCTTGTGTCTGTGTAGCTGTTAAAACTGTATCATCATAGGTCATAGTAACCGATATGTTATCTATGTTAGGGCCACCAAGACTAGCAGGAGCATTAGCATCAGTCCCACTAATAAAAATATTTCCAATGTTAGAATTAATCCCTGTATACGAAAGAGTGTCTTGGAAATCTTTACCATTAATCCCTGTAACATTTGTCCTAGTTTGACTAGTTGTTGCCAATATTTCATTATTGCTATCTCTTATTTGTAATCTTATTGTAAAGCTATCAGCACCACCTTGACCACCCCAGCATTGTGCTACACCACATTCGCCATTTTGTACTTCAACACTAGAGTTAAGAGTAATGCCATTATTAAGCATGGGTTGAGTTATAGTATCAGATGTAAGATTAAAAGATTGCTCAATACTGCCACTATCTCCGAACTCTAGGTCATATCCACCCGGACAACAATCATTTATTCGTACTGCATCACCTGATAAAGTCCACCCTGTTGTGCCATCATCAAATGTGCTATTAATAATTAAATTATTAGTTGTTAATTCTTCTGCAAATAAAGTCAAAGGAAACAATAATATAAATATTAATCGTTCCATGTCATAGACCTTTTGCTAGTTTCGTTAGATAAATCTTCTTTTCTTTTCTCTAACCATCTTGCTTTTGCTTGTTCACCAATTAATCCATCAACAGGGCATGGTGTACCTGCATTCATCATAGCATCAAAAACTGCATCGTCTTGACACATTAAACTTATTGCTGCTACTTTCATACCAAGTTTATTTAGTAATTTACTTTTCTTTCTCAATTCACAAGCAGGGTCTGTGTAATAACTACCATAAGTGCCTGAGAAACCAATTACAGTAATTCCTGCTGCTAATGGTATAACACAGCTATCTTGGCCATAAACACTCATAGCGGGTGCATTAGATGGATTAACAGCGGTTTTGGTATTTGTGCTGTTGTTAGTAGTATTTGTGGTATTAGAACTACTACCTGATTGATAAGTTGTTTCTGAACTATAACCACCACTTATACTTGTATTTGTTCCACTTGTATTAGTTTGATTAAGGTCAGTTGCACCACTAGATGTAACATCAGAAACTGCATTTTCTATTCCCAATAATATAATTATTGCTATCATTACATAGCAACATTTTTTTATGTTTAGCATTTCCATTTTCTTAATGCTAGTGCTTTACGAGTTGGTCTTCCCTTAGAATCTTTCATTGGGCCTTTAACACCACTCATTCTTGCACAAAAACTTCTACGTCTTGCTGCTGCTTTAGAGCCTTTAGGTGCTTTACCAGTTACAGGTCTTTTTAAATTAGCACCTGTAGTTCTTTTAAAAAACTTTCTACCAGCTTCATTAAGCCCGCCTGTTGGGTTTTGATATTTTTTTGCTACCATTATTTCCTCGTTAATGAACCACCAAAATATAATCCAATAATTGAAAATATTGTATGTGATTGTAGATTAGTTATAAAAATAGTATTACCTTCTTCAAAGTATGAGGTTTCGTAAGTCTCTCCAAATATCCACCAACCACTACTAGCTTCAGTTACTATCTGATAAGCAACATTAACATCAGTAAAGATTGGAGCAACGATTGGTACTACAATAATACTAAATACACACATTAATGCTATCCATCTTCTTGTGTGTTTGGTATGTGGGTCAGAAACATTACGAGCTTTGTCAGTTTGTTTAGCTGCAAAGTTTGCACGTTGCATTAACATTTTCTCTCTTTCAGCTTGAGCCTGTCCTTTCTGTGCCATGATAGACATAATGCCACCTAGAACTGTACTAGCTAACATTGAAAAAAGCTCCATTGGTATCATTCTATTCTCCTAAGAGATAAATTTTTAAAATCATCTTTAGTGCCTAACTCTAATAATACTCTATCAGTTAATATGCCTTTTCTCATTTGGTCTAATATGTATTCTTTTACTTCCGGCAATGATTTTTTCTTCATTTGTTTTAAAAGATAATCTGCTCTTACTTTTACTGACAATTGTTTTACTCTAGTATCTGTTTGAGTTAAACCTTTTTCTTTATTTTCTAGTTTGTTCTTTAATTTTTTTAGTACACTTGGAGTAAGTTGTTCAAATTTAATTGCTTCTTGTAAAACTTGTTGAGCTTGCTCAGGTTTACCGGCTTCTTCAGCATCTCTAAGTTGTCTATAAATACTAGAAGCTATTCTACTGTCTCTTGCTCTTTCAGTATTATCCATTGCTGTAAATTGTTCTACTTCAGATTTTATACCGGCCCTATCTTCAAATTTATCTTTATAACCATTGCCATAAAATCTTCTTAATATTGGTATATCTTTTGGTTTGACTTTATCAAAACCTTTGTTGTAAACATCTGATGTTGCATTTATTAATCTAATTAGTGTACCACCGGGCCCTCCAGTAAACATACTAGCAAGGTGTTTTATGTTTTCAGGAGATGTTTCTAAACCTAATGCTTCTGTAGTTTCTGCAAGAGAATATGCTAACTCTCCTCCAAAAGTGTCCATGGTATGTGTATACATTCTTTCTCTTGCTGCCATAGGTCTTGTTTCTAACCACTCAGGTCTAATAGTTCTACCTAAACCATCTTTATTGTTTTTTAATTCTGTATATGGTCTTACAATTGTAGGAATCAATGTTCCTCCTGTAGGATTGTATGCTTCAGCTATTTGTTCTGCTATTTCAGAAGCTGCTTCTGCTGTTGACTCAGGGGTCATTTGACCAGTAATTCCTTTTTGTAAATAATCTGCGGCAACTGCAAAAGGAACCATAGAATAACCAATAGGAATAGATATATAAGCTGGACTACCATCATCTTTAACTCCAGTTAAAAATGTTAATGTTTTATTTTTTACAAAATTACTTCCTGTGGTAGTTTTTAATTTTTCTTCCCAATCAGGGTCAACACTTGAGTTCCATTTATTAAGTGCATATTTTAAACCCATTAGTGTTCCGCCAAATACTGCTGCTTTCCCCGGATTTTTCCACAAGTTTTTTAAAAATACTTTACTAGCTTGTAATGCTGGGTTTCCAAATAAAAAAGTTGCTCTAACTAAGCCTACAGCTGAACCGCCTAAATCAGGGTCAAAAGATGAATCTCTTGCAGTAAGTGCTGCTGCTTGAGGTGACTTACCTGCTTTTCTAGCAATTTTGTAAGTAGCAAATCTTGTTGCATCCTCAAACATAATATTTACTTTATCAATCCATTCCCCCATAGGTTTTAGAATTTTTGCAGGGTTAGAAGCATCTAAATTGTTTGGAAATTTATTTATAGTATCTAAAATGTCTTGTCTTGTAGTTAACCCCAAGCCTCCAACATTACCACCCTGTCCTACAAATTCATCATAAAGCGAATATAACTCTCTTTGTTTTGCATTTTCTGCGGGTATATTATTAAGTTTATTTCTTATAATAGCCATGTCTTCGCTTATAGTTTTCATTGGGTTTATAGTTTCTAATCCCTCTCTAAAACTTAATCTCATGCTATTATTAACTAATGCTTCTGTTCTATCCCTAAATAAATTTGGAATAACAAAATCAGGGTTTAATCTTGTATAAATACTACCCAAGTATCTATTCATAGAAGTTCCAAAATTAAATATTGCTTTTGTTACCGCAGACATATCTTGATTAGAAGTACCTTTAAAAGCCCTTGCAAGTTGTGGGTCTGCAAAATCTAAATGATATTGTACTCCATTGTCAAAATAATTTAATGTTGTGTTCTTGTTACCTCTACCTTCTATGCCAAATCCTTTTGTACCTTTTTGTCTGAATAAAGAACTAGCGGCATCTTTGTTGAGTGGATTATTGATTAAGTTAATAAATGCTAAATTAGTTTTGTTGATTTCTGCTTTCCTAGACATATCTGCATAATCTTCCATAATGTTAGACCTAATAGATTTAACATCTATATCAGAACCAACATCTTCATAAATAGCTATTTTTATATCTCTAGGACTTACTCCGGCAGCGGTTTCTTTTTCTATTTGTCTTTTTAAAGGAACATAGTTTTCACCATATTCTTCTTTATATTTTTTTAATTGTTCTTTAGACAAAAGACCACTATCTACAGCTAACTTATTTGTTCTGTTAATAATGTTTTGCAAAGCATCTATAGGGCCTTTTAAGGATTTGTTTAAATTTCTTTTTTCAAACTCTGCAATTATATTTTTAGCTGCGTCAGTTGTTAATCCTGATTTTTTACCTGTTTTGTTATAATCTACTGCATATCTTGCATAAAGATAATTGTCTAAATCTTTACTTAACTGGCCCGGCTCAATTCCTTTTTGTGAAGCAATCCTTGTTAGTTCTTGTTCTATTAATTTATTCTCTGCCTCTACAACTCTAATTTGTGTTCTAATTTTAGAATCCATGATTCTTTTTTTTGTATAATAATCTTGCTGGTCTTCATCAATAACTTTAATAGAAACATCTTCGCCATTTGGGCCTTTCTCTTTACTTTCGTAAGATTTTAATTTTAACGGCCCGTTGTCTCTTATTTGTCCGCCACCAGTATGTTCTTGTAATAATCTAGGTCTAATAGATTCATCAGATAACAATTCTTGAGTGCGTAAAAAGTTTTCTTTAAAAATTGTTTGTGCTTCTGTTTCGTGTTCTTGTCCTAATTTGTATAACCTTTCTACAACATTTGTAAGTTCAGGGTCAGATTTATCATCAATAAGTTTGTTAATTTGGTCTACTGAACTTGCACCATGTTTAGTTAAAAGTTTTGAAACTCCAGCACCTGTTAATCCTAAAGCACCACCTAATGCTCCTGCGGTTAAACCCGCACTACTCAATTCTTCAATAGTAGGTATTCTTCCTTCATCAATAACAGTTTCAGATGTAATACCTCCAACACCTATTGCAGCACCTATTCCGGCTTGTCTAGTAAGTGCATCGGTTGCTCTGTTTGAAGCCTTGTATGCTTTTGCTCCGGGGATTAAATTAATAAGAGAATCAGCAAGCAATCTTCCATAAGAAAGTTTTTCAGGATTAGTTATTTCTTGTGCTGCTAAAGAACCTGCCGCACCGGAAGCTAAAGAACCTAAAACATAACCAACAGGCCCTAAAAATGCAGATGCTTGCCTGCCTCCCTCAGCTATTGCAACTTCAACCGCAAGTGCTTGTGCCATTTTATCAACACCTAAATTTGGATTTGTAGCAGGTCTTCTTTCTTCTTCTTTTTGTAATAACGAAGAAGGCGATGCCTCAGCTTCTAAATTTAAATTTGGTAATTTAACATCTAATACTGCCATTTAATTTGTTATGGATAAATATATCCTTGTGCCTCCAAAGTATCTTTTATATCTTCTTCAGTAGCATCGGGTTGTTGTTGTCTAACAACTTCTGCTAATGCGTCTCTTTGTTCTTTTGTTATTTTTGTTTTAGGTTTAGCCTCTGTATTGTTTCCTATTAAAGAATTTAAAGCAGTAAGTGCAGCATCTGTTCTTCCGCTATATTTATAAGTTCCATCTGTGTTTTGAGATACTACTATATCTGCTGTTGGGCCTAAATTTTCTTGTCCTGCCGCTAATGCTTCAGCACCAGTTCTATATGTTTTTAATGAATCAGAAACAGATGCCGCTGCTTTTACAGCATCTCTTACATCACCACCTCTAAACAAACTTAAACCTGCTCTTAACATAGCAGCATTTAAAACTTCTTTTGCTGTCGAGGTTTGTGATGGTGCTAAAACCTCACTAAATCTTGATGTTACTGGTTCTGTTGCGGGTTTTGATGTTATTGGTAACTGAGGAGGTAAAACAGCTTCTTGTGTTTCATCGTCTCCTAATATACCTAATCTTTTACTTGCATCGTAAGCTAATAAAAGTCCTCCTAAATAAGGAACTTTTCTAGCAACCCTTGATGCTAAAGGAAATCTTTTTTCAAAAGGAGATTTTCTTGCTTCTTTCTGTACATCTGACAATGGTACTTTTTCACGAATCTCGTTAGGTTTAGGTTTTGGTGGTGAAAACAAACCTTGCATTATTTCGAATTCTGTTTTTTTTCTAGCCATATTTAATTCCTTCTAAGTAATCCTTGATAAAATTGTGACATATCCATAGGGGTTAACCTTAAACCTGCGGTTGCTGATGGAATGCTAACTGGTTTTAATTCAGGAACAGATGGTTCTGTTGCATCTAAAAGACCTTGTATTCCTGATACTAAATTTCCTACTTGTTCAGGCGACATTTCGTCAAACGAGCTCATAAAACTATTTAGTAATCCCGGTTGTTGTTTCATTTCTCCTGTTTCAAGATTGTAAGCACCTCCAACTCCTTTTTGTAATGCTTCTTGTGTTACTTGGTTATTCATCCTATCTTGCATTAATCTTTGAGCTTCTCTTTGCCTGCCCTGTTCAAGCATAAGTTGTTGATTTCTAGCAAGTGTCGATTGATTTGATAAATCCATAAAGGGTTGAGTAAAATTGCCAAAAGCATTTCCTATAGTATTAAATAAACTATAACCCGGTATGTCTTGTACTGTTGGTTTATAGAGTTTCCTTGGTTGCGTATTTACATTTTGGTTTTGTTGTAAATAAATTTGTTCAATTGGTGTCATAATAATCTCCTAACCTAATAATCCTAATAACCCGCCTATCATAGCACCTGTCATGCCTCCAGCTTGATATCCGGTTAAAGCTCCACCTGCGGCTCTACCTAATGTAGAACCACCGCCACCACCACCGGATGAGGTTGTTACTGTTCCCGGCAATATTGTACCTGCAACAATGTTTCCATATTGCTGTAGTGCTTGACTTGGTGCTGCTTGTTCAAACATAAACCTAGTCATAGCTTCGTCTATGCCTCTTTGTGCTAATGCTTCTTTTTGTGCACCTATACCTGCAACAGTCGCTGCTGGTTGTAAGAATGTATTCATAATAGAAGGTGCTAAACCTAAAGTTGCTGCTTGTGTTTTCATGGCATCTCCATAAATATCACCATAAAATTTACTAGTAACATCTCCAGCTTTAGTTAAATAATCACCTATAACTTGTGATTCAAGCAATGCTCTTCTGTCACCGGCACCTTGTCCAGCTCCAAAAGCATCTCTTCTTGCCTGTGTTAACAATCTTGATGTGCTTTCTTCTAGAGGTCTTAAATTTGCAATTAAAGATTGTTGTAACATAGGGTCTTGTAATCTTTGCGTTGGACTCATCAACGAACCTACAAACGCAGGTGCTAATGAACTAGCTAATGCAGTTTGTTGCCCAAGAGCAGCTTGTCTTTGCATCTCTTGTGCTAATTGTGTTTCTTCGCTAGGTCTAGCAAAAGTAGTGCCCGGAAAAAATTGTTGTGGCCCAGCTTGAAACTGGGATTGTGCTTGTTTATATAAGTCAGCTAAATATGGTGCTTGTAACGCAGATGGTTCGCTTCTCGAAACTTGCGTTTGTCCACCGCTTCCTTTACTCATAATGTACCTCTAGTGTATTGTTGTTAATTCTTTACCTAATATAGTGTATGCGTGTTCATAACCATATTTTTTTAATTTCTTAATAAACCCTTTGCGACACGCAGTTTCCATAGCAACGCAATCATTATCTATTGCCCATTGTTCTATAACATCTAACAATTGTTCACACCAATCATCTAATCCTTCACCGCCAAGTGTTACAATCCTGCAAGTTTTTTTTCTAGGATAAATAACAATTTCAGTAGTTAAAACTGATTGTATGTTTGAATCTTCATCAAATATAACCCATAGTTGCATTTCTGCGTTAAGTAATTTTTCATAAATGTCATCAAGGTTCATTTCTTCATGACTTTTATTATTTCCCATTTCTACATAATCTTTACAAAGAACCCATATTTCAGGAACTCTTGCAGATGGTATGCCGGAAACATAAATCATAATTTTGTATAATTACCTGCTGCGTTTACAAAGTATATTCCTTCTCCACTACCCGGATTAAAGTTTGAACCATCAGCATAAACTATATCTCCTTGTTTCTTTCTTTCAGGTGTTGCATTTTTAACTTCGATGAAAGTAGTAGGTGATTCTTGTAATGCACCTTGTAGTTTAATTAATTCTTCAAATATGTACTTTGGTAAATCTTCAGGATTATCAGGTACAGGGTTTGGTGTATATCTTGATGCTTGTGCCATTATTTGTCCTTTTTGGGTTTGTTGTTATCTTCTCTTTTTTTTCTTTGCTCTTCCATTTTTTGTCTTGCTCTTCTATTATTTTCTTCTGCTCTTTGTTTAGCTTTAGGATTGTCAAAGAAAGAATCTACATATTTTTTTATTTGTTTATTTTCTTTTAATTTTTTACCGCCTGATATAATTAATTTTAAAACCATTACCTTTCTCCTATTACTTCATATTCTAAATCGTAACCATTTAACTCAAAGGTCGATGATGATGTATGTTGAAATCTTACTGCTATGTATTTGCCTGTTGCCCTAGCATCTACTTTGTTTTGACTGTTAGGGTTGTATTCTTGTGCTGTAGCAAAAGTGTATGTGCCATTAGGCGACATAGAACTACCAATAGATATTTGTGCAGTTCCTGTTCCTGCCATTCTTGGTGTTAGCTTTCTAACTTGTTTTACTGTATTGGTATTGCCATCGAGGACTAAACCTTTTCTCTCAAGAGTCATAGTAAAGTTTGCACCTGCAAAATCAAAACCTTGGTCTGCTCTGTAAAATTTAGTATCACCTGTACCTGCCATCAATAAGTTTACTTCTGATGGATTATAAAATCTTTGTCCCCAGTTTTCTGTAGTGTCGTATGCATCCCAGCTTTGTGATTGTCCTGACCATATTTCAGTAGATGTTCCAGGATTAACAATGCCTGTTGCTATATGAAGTATGTCAGGTAAGTCTCTGAAACTAAACGCATTTTTTCTGTAGTTCCATATTAATGCCTTGTTACAAAAAGTAGAACCTACTGTTGGATAAGATACCCATATTTCATTCTTTTGTTTGTTATGAGTTGCAAATATATTTTTATAGTTTGTTCCATCTAGTTCATCAAACAAAGTTCTTTTAATTATATTTGTAGCAACAGATTCTTTAGACACACCATTGTGTACAATTAAATCTCCTTCAACTACTACAAAGTGTTTGCCATCAAACTCTACTGCACAGTTTCTTGATAATATGCCTGTGTCGTTAAATAACTTTTGAAAACTAAATACAAGGTTTCCACCTATGTAATTCATTAACCATGTGCTTCTTTCTTTATAAATAATAAATGATTTGTTTAATGGAAAACCATCTACTATAAAATCACCATCATCACCTATGGTTGTTGAACCTGCATCATTGGTGGCACTCGCTGTCCAGGTACTAGGTATGGTAATAGAAGTATCAGACCATCTTATTTTATTTTGCAAATCATTTCCTGACTCTGTCATGTTAAGTGCAATCAAATAATTACCATAAGGTCTTATAGATTTACAAGTCGTATTTGCTAACCAGTTAGTTAAATCAATAAACTTAGAACTTGAAGTGTCGTAAAGTTGTGGGTCATCAACACCATTACAAAGTATTACATTGTTGTTAAATATAGAACCTACCCAGTTTCCTGTTCCTGTTAAGTTTGTACTGTAATCACCACCTGATGTTCTTGTAACATCTGCATTGGTAGTTCCGTCAGTTCTGTATATCTTTGCAGTACCTGCATAAAACCAATAATTAGTAGTGCCACTTAAATTAATTAAAAAATAAGGAGCAACTGATGGTGCAGTAAATACACTATCATGTCCTAATATTTTTTTAGCTGCATTATCCTCAAACCTTACATTTTCTGTGTGCGAAAATATTTCATTAGGCAGTGCAGTAGGGTTAATATCTTTTGCCATACCTGCTGGTGGTCCTACTTGAAACAATGGCATTATGCTGTCCTTTTCCAAAGATACACAACGATGTATGGTTGTACTAAACTAAACGCAGAACCTCCTCCAGTTGCACCAGTATTCACATTAGTTGTTCCTATAACATTACCTTGCGATATACCACCTGCATCACTATCATTATTACTAGCTGCAATAGTATGAGTGTGTGATGGTATTTCTGAAATAGATAATGTTTTTGTTTTTGAGCCACCAGTTTCTTCTGCATTGTCAAAATCTGTATCTGACGCATCAAGACCAACCATGGTACGACCTGCACCAAATGCTACCCATGTGCCAAAACCGAGTAATGTTGCAGGGTTAGTTGATACAGAAGCATTAATATAAATAGAACCTACAGGATATACAGCTTGTAATGTTGTAGCTGTATTACCAGCAACAGTTAATGTTCCTGTTACAGTAAGATTCCTTACTCCTGTAATATCTATATTAGCATCTGCTGTTACAGCTTTAGATGCTTGTGCTGTGCCAAGTGTCGAGATGTCTAAATAATTTAATTCTGTAGTATTAGCTGTAACACCATCGAGTAAATTTAATTCTGTGTGTGTAGAAGTAACAGCTCCTGATATGTTAGGAAAGGTTGCTTTTACTGTTGATTTGACAACTGCTTTAATATGTAAATACCATGCACCTGTTTTTGCATTGTCGCCAAGTTTACCTGCATCAATATCTTTGTATAGCATATCAAGTTGTTCTGCTATATCTTTGTAATAATCGCCTGTGCCTGTGCCTTTAGTTCTAGCAAGTACATAAGCATTGTCTGTATACCATTGTTGAGTTGCTTGTATATCTGATAAAGTTTTGGCATCTTCATCTCTAGTTGTAAGAGTTCCTTTGTTATCTACTAATGCTACCATTATGCTCTTTTTACTCCATAAACTGTTAAATTAATTTTTGATGCACCTGTTCCACCAGCAAATATTAATTGGAAACCATTGCAAGTATTTGCTTGTGTGTCGTTTAAATATCCATGTCCTATAGCAATCCTTGATGAACCATTACTACCTTCTCCACCTAACATATAAACAACTGATGGTGATACTTGTCCTTTTGAATCATTTGCATCTGAATCCCAACGACCACCAGCACCATTATTAAAATACATCCATCCATTCATAGGGTCTTTTTGTCCATTATTTTGTTGTTCTACAAGTGTAAATTTATCTGCTGCATCTGTAGTAATTCTTTTTTCTGATAAGTTATGTGTTATACCTAAAGTTGACTGTCTGTAGTCTGAGTTCGTAAGAGCAGAACCATCATCTAAAAATCTCATCTGTAAATCTCCTTGTCCTTGTTGTGCTATCGCATGAATGATTACATAGTAATTATCATAGGTAGAATCAAACCCTGTGAAAGAATAAGATGTTGTGTCCTCACTAGCATTATATTCATTGACTGCACTTATGACTGCTAGTCCACCACCCCCACCAGGTGTTGCAAATTTTAATCCTGTAGCTGTAGAACTATCAGCAGTAAGCACTTGGTCGTTACTTCCAACAGCAAGTGCAGATGGGTTTCCTGAACCATCGCCAACTAAAATACTACCTTTGGTTGATAAATCTACTGCCGAAATAGCACTTGTGCCATTACCGATTAATACACCATTTGCTGTAAGTGAAGTAGCTCCTGTGCCACCACTACCTACTGCAAGAGTTGCTGATAATCCAGCAGCAGTACCTGATGTATTTTGATTTCCAGCACTATTAACTCCTGGTAAATCTATATTGCCAGTTCCGTCAAAACTAACACCACCTATGTTTCGAGCAGTCTCTAATGCAGTAGCTGTAGCTGCATTTCCAGTACATGAACCTGAACTACCTGATGTATTTCCTGTTACATTTCCAGTTATATTCCCTGCAAATGTTCCTGATAAAACATCTGTATTAGAGTTAAAAGTTAAACCACTTGCAGTTTTAGGACCTAAATCACCTGTAGCTGCTGTTACAAATAATGGGAAACATGAAGTATCGGTTGATTCATCTGCAACTGTAATTGCTGTAGGAGTTGGAGCAGATACTGCTGCCCATTTCATACCTGTAGCTTCTGAGCTATCTGCTGTTAATACATGAGTATTAGTTCCTATAGATAATGCTGATGGGTTTCCACTTCCATCACCTGCAATCAAATGTCCTTTAGTAGACATATCAACAGCACTTATTGCTGATGAGCCATTGCCTATTAAAATTCCATTTGCAGTTAAACTCGTTGCACCTGTACCACCACTTCCTACAGATAGAGTTGCAGAAAGACCTGCTGCTGTTCCACTTGTATTTTGATTACCTGCTGTGTTTACACCAGGCAAATCAATATTACCTGTGCCATCAAAAGATACACCACCAATATTCCTTGCAGTTTCTAATGCTGTTGCAGTTGCTGCATTTCCTGTGGTAGAACCTGATGTGCCACTCACATTTCCTGTAACATTTCCTGTAATGTTTCCTGAAAAAGTACCTGATAATACATCTGTGCTTGAATTAAAAGTTAATCCTGATGCTGTCTTTGGACCTAAATCCCCAGTCGCTGCCGTTGTAAACAAGGGGAAACAAGTAGTGTCTGAGGATTCATCTGCGACAGTAATTGCAGTTGGTACATAAGTTGATGATGCCTTGCCATCTAACTGTGATTGAATGGAAGATGATACACCATCTAAATATCCTATTTCTGTAGACGTTACTGCTGAAACACT